CAAAGGTAGCGACTAATCTTTGGTGAACGTTGCCTTGCATTTCCGTGTCTCCTCTAATGTGCACTCAATCAACTCACAACCTGTACCGTCAAGCAAGCGAGGTCCGACGTCTTCTACAAACCAACGACAGATGTTTTCTGCCGTAGGGTTAAAAGAGACTTCAAAAATACCATCTCTGTCTAAGTCTCGCAATGCTGTTAATAATGGGTCTTTTGACCAAATCAACGTACTGTGGTCGATAACATCTTCCACCCATTGGCACAATTTCCGTTTAATCACAGAAAAGTCGATAACCCTGCCAATGCTGTCTAATTTATTATCGGCTGCACGGATAGTGAAGTGGATGCGCCCATTGTGCCCGTGTAAATGTCTGCATTTACTTTCATGGTCAACCACCCTGTGACCATAACAGAAGTCATGGTGTCGTGTGACGGTAATCATTTGTCCCTCCTAAGCACTACTTGATGCCTGTTTGTGAGCAGTTTAATGTGCACCCGATAAGCATCCGGGAACTCGCGCAAAATATCTACTGCTAAGTCTTCCATAAAAGTTTTCTTCCAGAAAAACTTTTTGAATAATTTACGGCGTACTGCATATAATTCTTCAAAGGTGTTAAACGATAAATAGACGTAAAGCACATCTGGAAGCCCATTAACGGGGCACCTTGTGATTAACGGGAACCAATGGCTTATAACTGTATGAATAGGCATATCGTAATCCAAAATAATGCGAGATGAAAACCGAACCACCAAGAAGGGTTGAACCATTCCCATTCGCTGTTGTAAAAATAACGTTTTTCATCGGGATACCAAAGTCTCGGACCCCAGTCTTTCCCATGTGTAAACAAGTCCAAAAAGATATGGGAACCATAAGCCACTAACCAAACAAGACTTTGTGTGGTTATTTCGCCCCATATCCCTACCAGTAGCCAAAATTGCACACTGTGCGTTATATCGTAGCCCGTAGGGGGCTTCGTATAGCGCCGCCTATCCCATAGGGGGGCATCGGCAATTACGGCGGCCACAACGCCCGCCACGGGCTGCCCAAAGGCGCAACCTGTGGCAAGCCCTACCGCTGTATGGGTAATGATGTCCATTATTCCTGTTCCCGTAAGCCGTCGTAATTCGGCGTATCAGGTAATTGCATTAACCCTTCCATCCAAGCGCGCACTACTAATGGGTCAGGGAAACCTGCTTGAAGGAAACCTTGCGCCCGTAGAATGTTAGCATGGTCTTTACTGGTTGGCGGATACTTGCCGTCATAGGCCGTATGTGTCCAAGCAAGTGCTTCCCAGCAATCGGGAATGATACGCGCTTGGCAGACTGTTTCCGCTTTTGTGAAGTTAATAAGCGGCGTCTCAATTTTAATATCACAACCTTCTTTCTGTTCGCGTCCTAATGCTTCGTTGATGAAATTGTAACCAAAGCGCGCAAACTTCTCTGTGCAATCGTGATAGTTTGCCCCGTCCTGCTGTGATATACCTAGATAGATGTGCTCACAACCAAGTTCTTCCGCGCGGTTGGCGGCGATAACCAGGAACAACGCATTGCGCATTGGAACGAAAGTTTTTTCTGTTCGTTCTCCTACTTCTTCTTGCATTGCTTCATAACTTTTATACTCGTCTAATTTGTTATCTGATACAAGCGGGCTTGTGGACATCAGTATTCCGGCTGGTAATTTTATGATTTCGTATGTTGCCACCTTTGCTTTTTCAGCAATCGTTTGTGCCGATTCTAATTCTATCGCGTGTCGCTGGCCGTAATCGAAAGTAATGGCGTGAACTTCTTTGTGCTTAAACCGTGCTAAATACAAACAAGTGGTAGAGTCTTGCCCGCCGGACAGAATAACCAGCGCTTTACCTTTCTTTTCCATAATTACTCCAAATTTAGATATTTGTGGATTTGCAGTTGAAGGGTGTATCCCTTCTCCATGCAACTTTGAATACAAGCCCGTATGTTTCTTGCATTCTTTTCTTCGTCCTTTTCATCCATTGGTTGCAGATAAATCGGACGTTGAAACCATGAAGGGGGTCGAGCGACAATACCCTTCAACCTCCTGCCCAAAACAGTGTTTGGTAAACCATCTTCGCCAACATCGTCTGCTCCCATCACATATTTGAGACAGCAACAAGCGCGCAGAATTTGTTTATTTATCACCTTATCTTTCGGTGAACAGACAATATAGGCTTTCCCTTGCGGCTGGTGCAAGTCGGTGCTGAAATGAACACCCTGTGATGGCGGAACCATACCGTTAGTTTCCACCTGCACGATAAAGCCGCGCTTGGTAAGTTCAGGGATAAACAGTGATAAATCTTGGCGGAAAGGTTCGCCACCTGTAATTACAATAAGGCCGCCTTTATACATTATGAGTTGACAATGGGCTATCAAATCTTGTACATGATAATGTTTGCGGCGAGATGTGTAGTCTGTATCACATCCGGGGCATTGGATAACGCATCCAGCTAGGCGGATAAAAAGAGCGGGTTTACCGCAAAAAGGTCCTTCACCTTGTATGGTGTAGAAAATTGAATGAACCTGTAATACATTCTTGTTATGTATGCGCGGTTCGGGCGCTTGATTATTTAACATAATTACCTCTCGGGGAGTTGCCTTCCTTACCAGTCTAGCCGGAGCTAGGTGTGATTAGTACCAATAAGGAAGGCGGAGTTTCAAGAAGGTTAATTAGGCAAAATGCCCCACTTCGGGGTTTTCAGGGCTTGTTTCAACTGCCCCTTGCTGGTTATCTGCCTTTGTCGTTTCAGCGGCCTTAGCGGCTGCCTGTGCGGCTTTTTCGGCGGCTTTGGCCGCTTTCTCTTTGGCTATTTCTGCCTTTTTGGCGGCGCGGATTTCGTCTCGTTCGGCTTTCTTACGCGCGCGTTCAGCTTCACGCAATTCTTTGGCTTTTTCTTTATTCGCTTCACGTTGTTCTCGTTGCTCTATTTGAGACGCAGACGGTATACGACCTGTGATGCCATAGAATTTGCGCCATTGTGCATATTCGGCTTTCACGTTACCTGGATTGAGGCCTTGTTCATTTGCAAGAAGCAGGGCATCACCAATGGCGCAAGGGCTGCCGCGTTTTTCAGACAAAGAATCAAAGATTGCCCATGCTTTGCCGCATTTACTATCAGGGGAAGGACGGCGGATACCATTTTGGATGATGGTATTTGCCAATTTTTCTTGGCGCTGCCGTTCACGTTCTTCTTGCTTGGCAAGTTTAGCCGCTTGTTTTGCCTCTTCCTTAGCCTTGCGGGCTTCTTCCTTTTCCTTTTCCTTCTGTTGTTTCGCTTGTTCACGCAATTCAGCTTTCTTTGCACGTTCGGCGGCACGGGCTTCTTCCGCCGCTTTCTTGGCGGCTTCTTTTTCAGCTTTGGCCTTTGCTTGTTCGGCAAGTTTTTCTTCTTTCTCGCGGGCAAGGGCTTCTGTAAGGGTTTCCTCACGTTCTACGTTACGCGGGTCGCCTTCCGGGTAAGTTACTTCCGGGGCTGGTGCTTGCTGTTTGTTTTTCTTGGACATTTTAGACTCCATTGATTTAGGCGTTATTGCCTGTTGCTAATAGTAGGGTAAGTCACTACGGATTGCAAGGACTTTCTGTATCAAAACGGTATATCCTCGTCTTCGTCGGGCGGCGGCACTGGTAAAGCGCGGGGGCGCACTTCTACGCGCGGCATTTCACTCGTCGCTGGTTGCTTGCCGAAACAACTACCGTCGAAGCACATTTTTAGAATTTCAGGAAATTTTTTGTTTACCCATACTCGGATGTGAGTAGGTTGGTCGAGCAAATGTGCTTGCTGAACGGCATCTTCGGTTGTTGCTGGCACTGGAAATATTTTAGCTCTTTCCCGCCACCAATCCCGCGCTTTCTTGCCTGCAAATCCTTCGTGCTCTATGCAGATGTACTCGTCGAATTTTTGGTAATCACAATAATAGCTAACCTTCATCATATCGGGTCGACCAACCTTTTTGTGAACATCGTAAGTGATATGGTCAACCTTGTATTCTTCTACTTGTGGGAAATCGCCTTTAATAAGCTGTTCGGTTGACGCGCTGCTTTGTATCTTAGTCTCAAACTGAAACTGATGCCCGCACACAGTACCGTCGTCTTTAATTGCATCACATATTCTTACAGATGCGTGGACATATGTTTTACAATCTGGGCACACTTTTACAGGTGCCATGCCTGATTTAAGACCTTTTTTCTTTGGTGTTACGGGGTCATTTATCGGACCAAGCCTGTGAGTATTAGCTGCAAAGTCTAACACTAAACAATTCTCTTTTTCTTCTGCTGGTCGTGTGCCGCGCCCTAACATTTGCACCCATAGCACAGCAGATGCAGTAGGGCGCAGACATAAAATCATATCTATTTCAGGGAAGTCAAAACCTGTTGTGAGCACATTATTATTAGTCATCGCTTGATATTCGCCACGCTTAAACTTCTCAATGGCTTCATCTCGCTCCGCTCCTGACATTTTTGAATGCACAGTGCCGCAACTTATCCCATGTTGTTCTAGAATTTCTTGCGTGTGAATGGCGTGTTCAACGCCTGCGCAAAATACAAGCCAATGTTTGCGGTTCCATCCAAGTTCAATAGCCTCTTTAACAGCATTTACTGTGATGTCATATTTGTCAACGGCATGTTGCAATTCATTTTGCAAAAACTCACCACCTCGCATGTGCACTCCATCAACATCTAACTTGGTTGTTGTTGACTTTGGAATTAACGGTGTCATGTATCCTTCCGCAATAAAGCGGTTAAAGGCATTCACAGTAGTAACGTCAAAACAAATATCTGTGAATAGCGGCGGTGTTTCCGTGCCGTCCTTTTGTACCTTTGCGTCTGTTAGTTTTCCATGCCCTAATCGCCACGGGGTAGCTGTCAAACCTATGACTTTCAAGTAAGGATTTTTTCTGCGTAATTGCTGAAAAAACTTCTGATACATTGTGTCATCGTTCGGCGAGATTAAATGGGCTTCGTCAACAATTATTAAATCAACGTGTCCAAATTCAGTAGCACGTTTCGCGACAGAACCAATACCTGCAAAAATTATCTGCTGGTGTATCTCGCGCTTATTTAGCCCCGCACTGTAAATGCCAGCGGGTGCACTGCTCCACAGGGACATCAGCTTAGAATAGTTCTGAGCTATCAATTCCTTGACGTGTGTAAGTATAAGAATTTTCTGTTGCGGATACAGTTTATAAACATTTTCAAGGAAGGAGGCAATCACAAGGCTTTTGCCTGTGCCAGTAGGTAGTGCCAGCAAAGGATTCCCTGTGTTATTTTGGAAGTAAGTGAAAATGCTATTAACGGCTTCCTCTTGATAATCGCGCAACTTATACATTAGAAGTTTTCCTTTCGAATATAATTAGTGCAACCTGTGAGTTGATTTTCTTTTGGGATATTGCTTTTCCAGAAGCGGCAATACCATTCTCCGTTAGCGCGGGGTTCACTGTATTCACAGGTTCTACAATTTAGGTCAGGTTCTTCTTGCCAGTGGCAAATCTGTTTGAAGACGCAAAATTTGCATTTCCAAAATCCAGGACTTTCAGATAACCGCTTAGGCGGCTCTTGCATCCATACAAGTTTGTCTCCGCGTTCAATATACTGCTCCGCAATTTCCCTTTCAAGGGTAACAATCTCACCATACAAAGCGTCAGTGTTTTTATTGACCGATAAATACAAACAAACAGGGATACCCATCTTGTACATATAAATGTTCATTTGAACATAATGTTCGGGTTTTGCTTCTTGTACACCTTTTGTTTCTAACTCCTTAAACGATTTCTCGTTGTGGGTCTTGAACTCACAAAGTGCTGGCTGCCCTGCTGGCAAATCGGGCAAACCAACAACAATTCCATCGCCACTGCCGCCAGCATGTCCTTCTGCAAAACTGATACGGAACTGTTTTCCGTTTTCGTCTTGCTGATACACCTCACAGCCTATTGTGAGCAACATTGCAATAAATCGCCCTTCCTCTAAATGGCCGCGATTAAATAAGCGTACCATTCGCCCGTCAAAATTAGCCCTGTAAGCCCATCGGAAGTTGTACCAGATTTCCCTAGCGCATTCTCGACCTAGAAGGCTTGCTCCTAAGTGAGAACGGAATGGTTCATTTTCTGTGCGATAGGCGTCACCAATGTTTGGAAGAACCTTTGCAAGCCAGCCACGATAGGCGGCTCCTTGGTCGACCTTAATAGCCCCGTTAATAGCGGCAAGGGTCTTTGTGGCTAGTCGTCGCATAACTGTACCCGCTCGCAAGGTATCCCCGCGCGCTCTAAAAAGGCAATGCCGTCTTGGTTGTGATACTCGTCGAGGTAATATACCTTCTGGATTTTTGCTCCTAAAATTCTTTTTGCGCAATCAATACAAGGAGCGGTGGTAACAAACAAGCAAGCGCCAATACTACTCACAGAACTGCGCACTATCTTATCGAGCGCATTCTGCTCTGCATGAATTACAAAGGGCGTTGTTTTCCCTTCATTATCCTCACACTCGTTCCACCATCCAGGCGGGGTGCCGTTGTAACCAATGCCGATGATGGTGTCATCTTTAACAATCACAGCCCCGACCTTGCGTCTCTTGGCGTAAGAAAGGCGGCTAAAAACCAAAGCCGCCTCCATGTATGCTTTCTTGAATTTATCTTTCATAATACGTCTGCCGCTATCTGCATTGTTTCGTTCAACTTTGTGATTACCTCGTCCAGCTTATCAATAGCGTCTTCTTTATCCTGTTTTTTAATGGAACCCTTTTTCAACATTTCCTTTATCTCTTCTAACTTATCAACGTCTCCGCACCAAAAATCTTCACCAGCGACGTCACTGTAATAATGTCGCCAATCCTCCTCAACATAAGAAGCGCCGTTGACAGTTCGTTCCATGCCTTTTATGCTACGTTCGATACATTGCGCCAATGCAAGAGCGAGGGCATTTCCTTCCATGTCTGCTGTTCGTATGACTCGTTCAATGTTATCTTGTAAATGTGTATTGTCTTCATTCCAATAACGCATTTCTTCGATTAAATGTTGGCTTTCTAACATCACAACCTCCAAAGGAGAATGTGCCGCCCATCCCTTCTTGTAACGCTTCAAGACAGACGGCACACCTCTTAATTATTGTTTAGCCCACGGCGGAAGAGAACTTTGCGCTTGTGCGGCTGCCTGTGCAGTAACAGGGTCATCAGCGGGTGCTTCATAATCCCCTTGCTGTTGCGTTTTAGCTTCCTGTTCTTGCTGTTGCGCTGCCTCAACATCAGCAGTCGCCCAAGACGGCTGTGCTTGCGGTTGTTGTTGCACTTGTGCCTCCACTTGCGGCGGCGTTTGTTGCTGTGCAAACGGGTTAGGTGTCTGCGCCTGTGGTTGCGGCTGTGGCGGCATTTGCGGGGCGGGTTGCTGTTGTGGTTGCCCCCACGGTTGCTGTGGCGCTGAAAAGCCCCCTGTTTGCGCTTGTGGGGTGGTTTGCGGCTGTGGCTGTGGTGCATTGCCCCATGCTGTACCTTGCGGCGGTTGTGGCGGCTGTGGCGCCGCATTCCAACTACCCGTAGCAGGGGCGTTCTGCCCAGCGGGTGCCTGTGCCATTTCGTGATTGCTGTTTACGTTGTCATAAGCTGTGATGTCATTGCTGGCTTCGTACTTCTCATCCCCTGCACGAACCTTCAACTTAATTTTCATCGGAATGGCATGTAATTCCTGTGAATCATTGATGCGCAGTTGCCCCGTAGCATGCATGATAGAACTCAGAGTTTTATATGCGATTTCCTGTGCAGTGGGATTGCTGTTTTGCAGGTTCAATCGTGCAAACACCTTGCGACCATTGGCAAAGCCATCAAGGATTTTGAAAGATAATTGCAGGTAAGCACCTGTGCCATCTTTGGTCGCCTTCATTTCTGAGGCATCAATAGCGGCATTATACCAGCCAGCGGGCAACGCTTCATAAGTACCAAGCGTCTCGTGATTGGTTGCGTCAAATGTCAACTGGGACATATTTAGACTCCTATAATTTTGTTGAACACATAGGTCAGGTTAGGAAATTCAACGGGGTCCAAGGAACCTGACCTGTCCTTAGCCTCGAACTGTAAGTCTGGTTGCGTCTGCAAGAAACGATAAGACGCCCCTTGCTGGTCTTTGTTCACACCCAGCCTAAACACTTCATCAAAGAAGTATGGTAATTTCTGTCCAAGTTTACTTCCTGGCATACTCGGACCATACTTCACTACACCTGTGAGCTCCTCCTTGTAACTTTCCATTTTTGCCATCATGACCACGTTTTTGTTTGGCAAATCGCGAAACAGTCGAATTAACGTTTCCATTTTCTCCAATAGTTCCCCGTATGCTTGACGCGGGTCTTTCACCTGCCTCTTTGCATTGTTAAGAACTACTTCTGCAATCTCTGAAAGGCTATCAAGCGCTATTGATTGAAAATTGCCCGCTTGCTGACTGGTAGTAAACCAGTTATAGGCTTCTGATAAGTCCTGTACTGTTTTTACTTCAATTACAGGTATGTCATAGCTTATCCCTTGCGCGTTTTCGCCAAACACCCGCGCAATATTTTGCGGGCGTAGGGATAACAGGCCACTTTCTGCGCTGATAATTACGGGCGCGGGTAAGGTAGCGCATAACATGGTTTTCCCCATGCCAGCGGGTCCATAAACAAGGGCTTTAATGCCGCCGTTTGCGGACGCTTGTGATGTTGTCGTGAAATTCATTCAGCCTCCAAATCTGCCGCGTCGCGGAAGCCTAAAAAGGTCGGAAAACGTGGTTTGTCCTTCACACCTTTTGGAAAGAATTTGTATTTGATAGTTTTACCCACTAACAAATCTTGCCGCTCCCAGTAGAGTTTTCTTTCTTCATGGGTCATGTTGCCTGGACCCACTGTGATGTACTCACCCGTCTCCAAGTCGACGCATTTCATATTACCAAGCATCCCTTTCGGAACTTTATTAGCTTGATGGCTACTGCGTTCAATATAACCAAGAGCGTTAATGGTTGCCTCGTTTTCATTAGACATAGCTTCTGTGAGCTCAATCACCTTAGCTTCTGCATCCTCAAAAAGTTTTATGCGCAAGAGTCCTTGCTCTTTAAGGGTAGAACGCCCGTATTTATACGGGGCAAACGGTGAACGGATAATAGCGCCCTCGTACCCTTGTTCAAGGAACGTTGCCACAACGTCATCTAAATCCCGCATATTGTTGATTTCATAAGAATCCACAACCTGCAAAAAGTTTTCACTTCCTGGATATTGTTTGACAATACCTTGCACCCTGTCTTTCAACATCTCGTAACGGAAAGAATATTTTTCCTTCTCAGCGCCGCCGCCAAAGTAATCGAACAGGTTCCACATTATTTGCGGTTGCCCGTCAATGGTTGATACTGCGGACGTTGTTTTACGGCAAACATCAGAAGCCGTAACGTCGCCGACAGTAACTTCCCCATCCAAACCATGCAAGAATTCTTGTGAGAACATTTCTGTGATGAAACGATTGCCAAAGGGTTTTAGACTGCGCCCCGTAAACCTGCCCTCGTTATTGATAGCGCGGACGCCATCAATCTTGGGTTGAAGTAATACGGGGAACAATAGCTTTTCTCGAACCCAGTCTTTTGCTAGCATGGGTTTCATTTGAGTAGCTCCTCTAAGACTTGTCTAACCTCTGTTTCATTTTCCTGAATGCTATTCAATGCCGCTTGCAGATGCGCGATTGCCATGTCAACATGATTAGCGGCGATAAGACTTTTTATTTCATTGAAATAAGTCGACTTATCAGACAAGACTATGCTAAGTTGCGTCAGTGTCATGTGATACCTCCACAACCCCAGTCTCTAACGAAACAAGAATTGGTTCATAGTTTTTCTTCACACATTTTGTAAATTCCGCCAGTGCCGCTTCTTTTGTGCGGCAGGTTTTATAACCGCGTGTCCCATAGGGACCGATTGATACAGTGAAGGAAATCGGCAAAAGAATTAAATAAATGGAATTCATGGGCACAACGATTTCTTTATTGTACCATACTACCGTTCCGTCTGGCTTAGCAATAGACGGGCAATACGGGCGCAACCGTTCGTCAGAAACAACAATTTCGCCCTGCTCGTTTATCAGCGTCGCATCACAAAGTTTAAGTTTCATCATGTTCTGCATCCGTCATAAATTTGCGTTCTGTCTTGTCGGCACGTTCCTGTGCCTGTTTGTCGCTGTATTTCCCTTCACTGTATCGTTTAGACAGTTTTTCGGCGTTCACCTGCGCACAATCATCCAGCGTAAAGCCTAGAACGTTGGCAATCCCTGTGAGGTAAAAAAGCACGTCACCAATTTCCTCGATTACATTGTCAACATCCAAAGGCTTATTATACATGGTATGTTTTTTGATGGCATCCAGTAATTCGCCTGCTTCACCACTGACGCCCATTGTCATGTGAATTAAATGGGCGGCGTGTGGAGTCATAGACCCCACAATTTCTGTTCCTGGTTTGCACAAACCACGGACAAAATCTGCATATGGTAATTGAGTCATTTTTTCCCCTTTTTGTTTTCTACAATTTCTAACGACGGCATACCGTCTTTAATCACAAGGCATTCGTCGAACACCTTTTGCTGGTCTGCCGATAGACCACGATACGCCTTCAATTCTAATTCCGGTTTCATTCTTACTAAGTCTTCCGGAGTTATACCTATCTTACGGAAGCGTTCAACGTTCGCTTGAAACACCCCGTAATCTAGAGTTCTATTGACAACCCGTTTCCCTTTCAATAGGAAACCATCTTGTAGGTCATAAGTATTGGTGCCTTCCTTAGCGTCCTCGAAGTAATACCCAAAGATTTTTTGTCTGAGTAAAGTTTCCTTGTTTTTCAACTCAGAGATTTGTTTCTGTAACTCATACCACAGTTCAAGGTCTTTCTTCGTGGCTTTGTTCTTCGGGTGGGCCTTGAG